ACTAGTGAAAGTGCACAAGAGATTCTTGGCGACCCTGAGATTGACGATAGCCTAGGCAAAGTGCCTGGGGTTACACGACAGATTAAATTAAAAAACTCGGGCAGTAGCCTTATGATGATGACTGCTAACCCACGTGCAAAGATTGAATCTAAATCCTTCCACCTCATTGTTATTGACGAGTGTCAAGAAGCAGATGACTTTGTTGTTACCAAGTCTATCTCTCCTATGCTTGCGTACTACTCAGGCACAATGGTTAAGACAGGCACACCTACTACGCACAAAAACAACTTCTATCGCTCTATCCAAATCAACAAGCGTAGACAGACGGGAAGAGGGCGTAGACAGAATCACTTTGAGTGGGACTACCGCGACGTATCCAAGTGCAATGCTAACTACGAGAAGTTCATCAAAAAAGAAAAACTGCGTATTGGTGAAGACTCCGATGAATTTCAGATGTCATACTGCTGTAAGTGGCTGTTGGAAAGAGGTATGTTTGTAACCTCAGCCATCATGGATGAGCTTGGAGATACCTCTCAACAAGTTGTAAAGGCATGGCACCGTTCCCCTGTGGTAGTTGGTATTGACCCTGCACGTAAGTTAGACTCTACAGTTGTAACAGTAGTCTGGGTAGACTGGGACCGTCCAGATGAGTTTGGTTACTTTGACCATCGTGTCCTAGATTGGCTGGAGCTACAAGGTGATGACTGGGAAGACCAATATTTTCAAATCGTTAACTTCTTATCTAGTTACGACGTACTTGCTGTTGGGGTTGACGCTAACGGCGTGGGTGATGCGGTTGCACAAAGACTCCGACTCCTCATCCCAAGAGCAGAAGTACATTCCATAGGCAGTAGCCAGCCAGAGCAATCAAAGCGTTGGAAACACCTCAAGGCCCTCATTGACCGTCGTATGGTCGGTTGGCCTGCCCATGCTAAGACTCGCCAGTTGCGTAGATGGAAACGTTTTTACCAACAAATGGTGGATTTGGAGACCAAGTTCACTGGACCTAACTTCTTAGCCCATGCTCCAGACGAGGCCCATGCTCATGATGACTATGCAGACTCTTTGGCAATAGCCTGCGCTCTAACCTTAGACATGACAATGCCTTCGGTAGAGGTTTCTACGTCCCCGTTCTTCAGCAGGTAATTACCCGTTTAGCCTGACTTTACGACCAATAAGTAGGACACTTTTACACGAGGTCCTCAACCCTTTAATAAGGAGTATAAAAAATGGCAATTGCCCCAACACCTAAGTTCCCTGAGAATCCAGGTACCACTTACGACCGTAAGATGTCACCTGCTGCACCAGGACAGCGTGGCCCACTACGCTTTGAAGAAGGTCTTGCAACAGACACAGACATCCCAACACAGTTCACCACTGGTGCTATGCAGGGATACGAACCAGCTGCAGGTCGTCCAAATCGTAATAAGGCTGTTCACACAAAGACTGCAGAAGAAACAATGCGTGAGCGTGCTCACGTAGGTTCTGCTGCATGGGTTTCAGCACCAGCAAGTCTTAACGACTTTTCATCTGGTGCGTTTGCTGACCATGGCGACAACCGTTTCGAAGAAGTTAATCGTAGCGGCGGTCCACAGAAGTCTGGCAACCCAGCTGTAGTAAACGACTAGTTAGGTTTCCCACCCCTGTTTGTACGGCGAATACGTCACAGGGGTGGGCTTCCCATTTTATAAGGATTAAAGATGGCACTGATTAGAGGAAAAGAAGCAAAGGAAACGGAAGAGCGGGAACCCGCTAATCCTAAACTTTGGAACATGATTACCGCACAGGCGAATTCAAAGTTCTCTAAAAACTCTCCTGCCCGCGGACACTGGATTCACTCTAGATACAACGCAATGGGTGGTCAGTATGTTAACTCTAAGCGCGAAGTAGACCCTCGTATGCGAGACTGCGCGGAAGAGGCCAAAGAGAAAAAAGAAAAAGACCAGAAGAAAAAAGTTACCAAGCCAGTAACTAAGAAGGTAACGCGGTTTCGCTAATATAGATTTAGTGGTACCCTTTAACTCTAGTTTAGAGAAGGTGAAATGAGCGGCATTGACTTTTCGCCCCCATCGTATAGGGCGGCATCCAGCGACTTAACCATCTCCATTTCTCCACTCGGCCTTGTCGAGTTGGCAGATGAGGAGTTTGAAGTTCATGGCCCACGCCTAAACCGTTATTCACTTAACTGGGCGATGTATCTTGGCCACCACTATTCATACCGTCGTCAGATTGGCGATAGCCAGCTAGTACTTAATTACTACCGTGCCTTCTCAGATTTTATTATTAACTTTGCTTTTGGTAAGGGCGTAGATTTTAGAAGCCCTCGTGAAACCGAAGCTATTATCCCTGACCTACTAGAACGTGTTTGGGAAGTAGATAACAACAAGGCAACAGTCCTATGGGAAATGGGACAGCAGGGAACCGTATCAGGTGACTGCTTTGTAAAGATTGCTTACGAAGAACCGTGGGAAGATTCATCTGGTATGAAACACCCAGGACGTGTTCGTATCCTTCCACTTAACGCATCGTTTGCGTTTCCAGAGTTCCACCCACATGACCGCGAGCGCTTAATTCGTTTTAAATTAAAGTATCGTTTCTGGGGCACATCACTAGAAGGAACACGTCAGGTGTTTACTTACACCGAAATCCTCACAGACGACATCATCGAGGAGTACATCAACGATGAACTTATTGATTCTCGCCCTAACCCGCTTGGTACTATTCCCGTTGTTCATATTCCAAATATTCGTATTAGCGGTAGCCCTTGGGGCCTTGCTGACTGTTTCGATATTATTAATATTAACCGTACTTATAACGAGACTGCTACTGACATCGCTGACATCGTTAATTATCATGCTGCTCCCGTCACAGTCATCATTGGTGCCAAAGCTTCACAATTGGAAAAGGGCGCTAACAAGGTCTGGGGCGGACTACCAAAAGACGCGAAGGTAGAAAACCTAGAAGGCGGCTCACAAGGTCTTAAGGGTGCTATGGACTTCCTAGCTATGCTAAAGAAGTCTATGCATGAAATGGTTGGTGTACCTGAGACCGCTCTTGGTCAGGCACAGCCAATCTCTAATACATCAGGCGTAGCCCTATCCATCATGTTCCAGCCTTTGATGAACCGCTACCACCAGAAGATTATTCAGTATGCACGCGGACTAGAACTTATTAATGAGCTTATTATCCGCAGCCTTGCTGTTAAGGAACCAGAGATGCTTATCTGGGACCCTACCCGCAACGTAAAACTTAAGACAGGTCAGGTTGACCGTTTAGACCCTAACGACCCACTTACCTATCAAACATATGTACATTTCCCACAGCCTCTGCCATTAGATAAGTTGATTGCACTTAACGAAGTTCAATCTATGTTGTCTCTAGGGCTAGAGTCTAAGGAGGGGGCCCTTCGTTCACTTGGCGAGTCTTTCCCAAGCGATAAGCTCAATGAAATTCGTCAGGAACTTATGGATGACGCTGTGGCTGATGGTGCGTTACGACTTCTACAGACGCAGATTGAGCAGGAAATCGCAGAACTTACAGGCACTATGCCTAACCCAGAAACTGGTGGCAAACCAGGTCAGCCTCTAGAACCAGGCGCCGCAGGAGCCCCAGCAGTAATGCCAGCAACTATAGACGAAGCGCTAATGGCCGCCGATATGGGCGAGGCCGACCTTCGCAACAAGCTGGTAACAGAAGCTTATGGCACTGTCCTCCCACAGAGGCGAGTACCAGAAGAGTACGAAAAATAAAGGTTTACCCTGACATTTTTTGTATTAAGAAAGACAATAGATACAACGTTTGGTCATATGTGTTACGCCCGTAAGGGCATTCGGAAAACGACCCCTAGGAGAAAAAGGAATCTTGTATGGAAACAGCAGGACTAAATGCAGAAGCTTTTGCAGCTGAAGCAGGAACCGTTCCAGTCGTAGCTGAGTCGTCAAACAACGCTGTTGTTGCTGACGCACCTACTACTAAGGCGACTTCCAAATTTTATACGGAAGAAGACCTGGTTAAAGTTCGTAGCCAGGAGAAAGAAAAACTCTATCCTCAGATTGATAAGCTGAAGGAAGAACTCGATAGCATTAAGAAAGAGCGTGAAGCAGAACTTGCTGCACGTGCTGCAGAAGCAGAGGCTAAGGCTAAGGCTCAGCAGGAAGCTCTTGAAGGTGATATGGATGTTCGTACTTTGCTTAAG